CCAATCCAGCATTAACACCCGGAGTAGAAGGAAATTTAGCATCTAATGCTGTAGCCAATGTTAATAAAAGTGACCACATTGGCTCTGCTAAAATAGCATGTGAATATGGGCCTGGACCTATTTTTGTTGTTTGAGCACCATTTACAATTACTTCATCCGCAACAACTTCAGCCTTAGCACCCGCAGCAACTTTAACTTCATTTTTAGTAGTTAAATTAACAACATCCCCATCCATCTGCATTATAGCATCACCGTTTGGTGTTGATAATGTTATCATTGTATCGGGCGTAATTTGTATATAAGATTCTTTAAAGAATATTTGTAATCCACTATTTTTTTGAAAAATTATTGTCACTTCCTCGGTAGGATCATATAAAAGAACATGTGTTCCTTCATAATCATCTTTTATTCTTTTTATTAATTCTGTATCAATATTCTGGATTGTAGTATATTCTGGTGCATATAAATCACCATTATTAAATTGAACTCTTACAAATTGGCCAACTTTTGGTACAGATAAAGACCCCGCTCCATCACCCGCAAATATTGTTGAATTAATGGGAACAGCCCAAGGCAAATGTTCATCAGGTATATCATCCAATAAACCAAATATTCTAATTTGAGCACGACCAGAAAAAGTTGGATCCTTTGTATTTACTATTACACCAATCCAATCATTATCGTGCAAATCATGTTGTATGAAATCAATATCTGAAATATATGCCATGATTTATTCTAATTTTGAATTAGTTGCTTTACTTGGTGGTGGCACCTGAATGGGTGAATTTTCCAGTTTTGTGCCCAATTGTGATGACGGTGCCGCCTCAATTATTGTATTTGTTAATTCTATAGTTTTTGATTTTATTGGTTCATTTTTTATTGTTTCCCCTGTTATTTCTGAAGAAAGCTTAGATGAAGGTGGAATGTTTACCGCATTTGTATATTGATCGGCACCCAATATTGATTTTTTAACATTTACTTCACCCGGACCTACTAAATCCGTTGCTAGTGAAAAATCTTTTATTTTTTCCCATACTCCCCTATCCGAGAGTGCTATATTTGCTGCTTCTGCAAGTATTTTAGAATTTGGATCTGTTGTGGTAGATTTTGATAAATTTACCAATAATTCTTTAAAATTAGTATCAATAATATGTTCACTTAACTTTTCAGATGGCATCACATATTGATTAACTACAGTTGTAACAGATTTTCTAATTAAACCAAGTGTTGATATAATATCTTTAGATTGAATCGCTGTTTGTAATTCCGTAAATGAAAATCCTAAATTTGGAATAGGTGTCACCTTTGCTTTATCTATTACTTTATCAACCGTGTTCTTTACAAATGCTTTACCGAAATTTATTAAATTACCTCTCCAGGTTCTTTCTTCTTGAATAGGATTTTTTCCCTGCACAGGATATATCATATCCATTTCTTTTATTGTATCCTGATTTGCTCTTTCAATAAAAGGTGTTCCGGGTATATGTAATTTATTTTTATCAGTTTCTCTATTTTGTGCAATTTGTAAAGAAATCGGATAGGAATATTTATTAATAGCATCATAGTCTACTGATGTTGTTATTTCATCTTTTGCTCTTTTTATACTATTAAGATTTTTATCATTAAGATACATATGTCTAAATGTAGGATATATTTGTGTTTCTTTTATATTTCCCACTTTTATTCCAAATTTAACAAGACCTTGAACTGGATCTTTTCCAACATCTAGCCCAGAAAGATGTTCGAAGGTAATATCAGATATATCAAATTCACACATCTCACACGTTATAATCCAAGTGGGTAACATCTCATCCATAGTTGTTAATACAGTTTCCACCGCACTTTGTTCTGATTCATCTGTTATTATATTTTTAACACTTTCTTTATGTGGATTATATGTATTAAAAATATCTATGGGCTTTAATACATCATCATAATTAATAACATTAAATTTATTATCAAATAATTTATCCAATTTATTATTAATTATTCTTTGCCCTGAACCTTTATTTATTGGTACATGAAAAATTCTAAATTCCGCAAGATATATTTGAAGAGTAAAATATCTCATCATATCAGGTAATACCCATCTTTGATAAACATCATCCCATACTATCTTACGATAAAGATTTAATAAATAACTCATTCTTAAATCTAATCCTTCAAGACATGTTATTGTAAGTTTCTTATCACTAGTAATTCTTTGACCTTTTGTTGGATCTATTTTAAGAAGATCCGCTATACCATCAATAGCTTGAAAATAATATGGAAAATTATTTTGTAAAAAAGTAAATTTTTCAATAAACTCTTTTAACATTTCTACTCTTGTCGGTTCATTTGCATTAATTAAATATTGTAATGCAGAATATTGAGATGATGGGACATCCGTTAAAGGAATAGTTGCATTATCAACTATTCTATTAAATTTATGTTCATCGGAAATATTATCAAATAAAGGATGAGGCATCATATCATATGTTGCACCAAATCCTGCATAATTATATAAATTATCATGATTAGGAGCAAAAACTAATCTAAATGAAAAATATGTAGGTTCATCAAAACGTTTTGAAAAACTTTCTCCCGTTCCTCTAAATCTTCTAAATATATCAGCCATAATAATTTATTAAATTTTTTGTTTATTTTCTAATACTTCAATTGGTTCAACCGGTACAGGTGTTGGCCACTCTCTTCTTGTTAATATAAATTCTTGTGTAAAATCACTTAATATAGAACCACTATTTGTATTTGTCCAATTTATTACAAATCCTTTAACTATATACCATCCACTATAAAATGAATCTACCATATCACCAAAATTTGTTGGATTTATTCTTAAATTATCATCTAAATCCGATTTAATTATTATAACAGGAACTTTATCACCTTTAATTACATTAAGATTATTACCATTTACTACTATTTCTAAATTTAATTTATCTAATTCTTTATTATTTATTAAATTCTGTACTCTTGCTAAATGATAATTACGGTGATGATTTCCATCCCATTTTAAATTATCTTCATCGGAATTACTTATAGTATATTGTATTCCAAGCCATGGATATTTTTCATATAATTGTGTATAATTATAATTTGCTCTTCTTAACTCGGTATTTTTCTCACTCGGTACATATCTTGATCTTCCTCTTAATAAAATTGATTTTTTAGCTTTTTCTTTATCATAAATGGGTTCTACTGTTACGGCCCAATATTTTGGTTTAAGAGGATCTTCATATAAGTACCTATTATGTTCAAACATTTCAAATGTCATTTTAGTTCCTACTTCAAATGTTATAGTAGATGATTTATTAAATGGTCTCCACGAAGTTATATAAAATGATGAAGTTCTAAATGTCTTATAATTTGAAAATACTTTAACTGTTAGTTGTGCCTTTTCTGATTCAAAATTTCCGCCATGATACCAATTTTTATCAAGATTATTAATATATACAGCTAAATCAACATCATTTTCTGCAGATAATAATAATTTATTTACATTCACAAAATTAAGATTATAATAAACATCAATCCATCCCTTATAAAAAGAATTTTCATCTTTATATGCTTTGCTTATTAAATCATTAACATAAATATCTCCTGCTATATTAGCTTTTAACCATACTTGTCGATCATTTGTATTATCTTCATTTGTTGCAAATCCAAGACCATATCTTTTAGCAAAATCCATGAGTGCTTCAAATGTTGTCCCCTCAAATGAAAAATCATATTTTTGACTTTTAAGGCCAGGAATAAATAATTCTCCATAAAGAGTCATATGAACAGGCGATTTTTGTAAAGTTGTATTTGGTAATGTATGCACTGCTGTAATTACATAATCATTTCTTATCATTTTTAAAACATCATTCTTACTTCTAATAGCAATTGAAATTATATCTCCATCTTTAGGCATTTCGCGTGAAAGAAATAAATGATCTGTAGTTGCAATACTTACGGCAATAGTAGGTAAAAAATCAGTACAATCTATTTTTACACTTATTAACTCATCTCTAGAAAATATATAATTATTTACTTTAACTAAAGGATATTCTACTGATAAAACATCTTCCATTTTTTGTGCACCTGTTTTTGGTGTACCTGGAATAGATAATTCATCGAGTTCAATTGTTTTTTCAAAAAGCGTATATATTCTATTGATTACTTTATCTGTCTGTACTATATTTTTAGATGAAGCCATTATTTATTTTTTTTATTTTTACTTTTTATTATAGTGGTTAAAAATTCCGATTGTGTCATACCATTTTGTAAACATGTTTCTACGCCCTGTCCAAAATAAACTCTTCCATTTCTGTATACTATTTGTTGTTCTCCTTCCTTAGTTATATTTGGCGGAAGAGCCTCATCCGGAATATTAATAAGTTCTCTAGATTGAAATTTATTATCCGATTTAGGAACTTTAGTTGGATCAATATATTTATAGCTATCTCTAAGTTTTTTACCAGTATCAGCAATTGAGCCCGGACGGGGTGAAATAATATCTCTTACAGAATCAAGATTTGGAATTAAAATTATATCCCCTTCTTTAATTGTAAACGGATTAGAAATACCATTAAATTTTAATATTATTTCAGCATATGCAGTGCTATTATATACTGCAGCAGAAATTAAATCCGGCCTCATAGCAAATTCTGCGGGTACTTTATATAAACTATATGTTACATAACTTTTACTCTGAAGATTAAACATAGAACATGTCAAGTCCTTTAATTCAATACCATCAGGCCTTTTAAAATTAGGTTTCAAATCAAGACTATTGTCAAACATAAAATGTAATTTATTTTTATTTTAGTGATCGTATTGCTATCCAATCCGCTGCTCTATATGCTGTTCTAAACATTTCACTCATTGCAATATCAGTATTTGAATTTTCTGATATTCCTACACTAAATGCGCCTCTATCCCATATACTTACCTCTGAACCACGATTTGATGGAGTTGATCCCAAAACCTGATTTGGCGGAATATAACCAGTATCCATTCCTGGGCGCCATTTAATATTAAATTTTCTATCCGGAGCATTTCCTGTAGTTACATTTTCTTGTGTATATTTATCTACAGCAGTTTGGCCATCAGCGGTACCCCTAAATGATTCTGGAAGTGTATATATTCTTCCCATACCTCTATTAAATATTGATTCTATGGCATCTCTATCTCTTGCCATAGCATGTTTTAATCTAACAGTTATTTTCATTTCTGTAGGAAAATCATCGGGACCCAATTCTTCATTAAATTCAACCTCTATTTTTTCACATATTAAATTTCCTATCATTGCTATAGGATTAAGAGGATTGCCTATTGTTAGATGCCATTCACCTATAGGCTCTCCAGTTAATATTGCTCTTAAACCTCGCAAATAAGGAATTTGTCCCGCAGTTTTTTTGGCAATAGCATTATTAATTAAATTTCCTGCACCTCCAGAAAATAATCCTACACCTGCACCAAAAAATGAACCCGCTTCACCACCTATACCTGCTAAAATTTGATTTACAAATTGTTTTAAAGAACTAAATATATTTGATGCAGCTTTTTGCGCGACTCCACCATCTTCTCCTGTAAATTGTTTTATGGCTTTTAGTCCCCAGCCAACAGGATCTCCTCTATACCATCTTTCTATACCTTCCTTTCCTCCAATAAATGGATATTTCATAGGATCCGCCATAAATCTATGTGCACCACCAAAAAATACAGCACTTGCAGAACCCATTACTAAAAAATTAGATAAAATATCTAACAACACAGCTTTAGGATTTATTCCTCCAACAGGACGAGCAACATATTCAAATACTATGCTCAATCCATCCCATTCAAAAATTAATCCAGGTTTACGCTTAAAAACTGAATCAATTCTATTTACCGGACCCATTATTCTGTTTTCATATGGTCCATCTTTATATGGATCTGGCGGTAATTGGCCTCGGTTCATAATATATTCCATGCTAAAATTTCCTGCTGCCACGTTAAGCATTTCAGCTAATTTTGTTATGGACCCAAACAATTGTCCCGGACCAGATTGACTATCTGGGACAGATTCGGGTGAAACTTCCCATATTCCTGCTTGAATTTCTTCCCATGGTAAACCGGTAGCAAATTTAAGAATACTTGTTAAACTATTTCCAGTTTCTCCACCAAAATATGTAACGGCAGTAGACATTGGTGGAAATGGAATTGTTTCATCTTTAGTTTCACCTTTATCTCTATCACCTTTCATTCCTGGAAATTTAAGATTATCAAGGATAGGTGCAGCATATCTTCTTAAAGTTATAAGTCTATTATTGGGTATTTTATTCCAATATTTACAAAATACAAAATCTGTAAAACTATATGGTGTTCTTCCATAAGGATCTGCATTACCCCATGAAATTATAGAAGTGGTTGTAGGGGCACTTGCAAAATTATATAATTGATCTGGTGAAGTATCTATTTCATACCATCTTCTTTGCTTTTTTTGATTAATTAAATATTTTCCTCCCTCGGATCCAAATAAACGCACCAATGCATAATTATTCTGTAGCGCTGGGACACCTTTATAAAAATCATCCTTTAACATTTTCTTATATTCTGCTTCTCTTAATTCTAGCGCCCTTTCTTTTTCGCGTGGATCAGTTAATCCCTTTTCAAGATCTTCTCGTGATATTATGTATCCAGTTGTTGCAGCTTCAGAATATTTAGTACTATAGGGAATTATTCCAGAAGCAATAACATCCTTTCCCTTTAATGCTAATTCTATTCTATAAAGTCTTTTATCAAATGGGTCTACAATTCTATTAGCTTCTATATCTACTATATCACTTCCGGATTGAGTTTGATTTTGATTTAAACGTTGTTTATCTTTTGCGTCCTTTTGTGATTCATACTCCGCTATTAAATCATAATAAGCCTTTTTTCTCCATACATAATTTGCAGCATCCCTGCGAGCATTAATATCATTTTCATTAAATTCTTCATATACTACTTTAGCATACTCATTAAGAGTTGACGCTGATTTTAGTTCTCTATATCTTCTAATTACCTTTGCTCTAAAATCAGCATCTTTATTAACAAGATCTATAAAATCAGCCCATGTATATATTTTTTTGAAAAATTGTTTAAAAACTTCATTAGAATTTACATTATTTAAAAACATAATAATAGTTTTTATTTATATATTCAAATAAAAACGCCCGACCTCTTTGATCGGGCATTAGAATTAATGAATTTAAAATTATTAGCTTTCTTTCCATTCAATATTTTGTAAACTTGAAATCTTTTGGCATTCTATTAATCTTACTTTTTTAATTGTAGGGAAAAATAATATTTCATCAAAGAAATAATATAGATGTTGTAATTTTGGTATGTTATAATCATCAAATAATACTATATTAGATATATTTTTATTTTCAGCTAATACTTCAAATAAATTATTTATTATATCATCATTAATATAAGGATTTGAATAAATTATTCCTCGAATTCTTTTTGATTTAGAATAATTATTAATTAAATTATTTATATGATTATTTATTATAAATGATCCATAATCATCTATAGTAGAATAAGTATATCTATATTGTTCCAATATTTCCGGAACATAGATAATAGAAAATAGTTTTAAATTCAAAAAAGACCCTTTGAGTCTTTCTTTATTTTCTATTGTTATATAGAACTTCATTAAAATTATTTTCTCTTTTTATATATTTTTTGTGCTTTTTCTAGAGCTTCAACTTCTGAAATATTTTCTTCGGCTTTAATTTTATTTGCTAAAAATTGAATATTTTCATTATCTCTTTCTTCTTGTGATAAATTTTGTCTTCTTCTAATTTCTTCTAAAAATTCTTGATGTAATTTTTTTCCTATTTTAATATTTTCACTTACAAGATTAAACTTCTTACTATATGGAAGTTTACTTTGATAATTTAAGATTCCTAATTTTTTAGAAAGTTTTCTTCGTTCTTTTCTATTCATAATTTTTATTTTTTATATTTTTCTAATGAACTTACATAAAAATAATTAAAAAGTCTTAAAAAAGATGACAATAATAACATGTCATCAGATGTTACAACATAAGAAGAATCAAGTAATTCAAATTTTTTGTTATTTATGATTTCTACAACTTCTTTGGTTTCAGGAATTTTTATATCTGTAATATCTACACAATATAAATCTATAGGAGAATCTGACATAAGACCATTAAAAATATTTCCCAAATACATCCATTTATTTGCATTTGTAACATTTGTTTTAATTATTTCAAATAAAATCCTATTTGCTGCAACAAGATTTGTCTCGTCGTCTTTATTAATATATCCACAAATAAGAGTATAATTATAAGCATTAAGTATATAATTATAATCTTTTATAACACCCACTTTATCAAGTAATCCTTTAGTATCAATTGTATAAGGTAATACCGCAATTTGTTGTTTTTTAGGAACAATATAAAAATGATCATTTATTTCTATAACTTCTTCGTATTTGCCTTTAGCAATAATCTTTTTATTAATTTCTGATAATCCCATTATAAAGTAGTTATTTTTTCATTATTATTTTCATACATATCATAAATTGCCGTTTTAAGAGATTCCTTTATTTTATCAACTTTAATATCTTGAATTATATATTCAATAAATTTTTCAATCCCTCCATCAAATGATTTTTTTATAATATTATATAATTCTTTAGGTGGTAAAGATATTTGAATATTCATTGAAACTTCGGCATCTTCTTTTTTTGATTTAGTCATAAGAATATAAATAGGATCATTTTTATCTATATTATTTGTTTCCTGTTTTATAATTTCTATTTCTTTTTTCTCAATTTCATTATTTATATTATTTATATTTTCTTTATCATGGGTTTTAATGATTGTAGGATTAGGGGGAATAAGTTTTATAACTTTACGTCCGGGTATAAATGGTTGTACACAAACTTTATGTCCGGGATTAGTTTCATCCTGTTCTACCCACACTTCTTCTTTTCTTCCAATCCATTCTTCTTTAAATGTCCATACATTATCAGGACTATCAACCTCGGCCATTAACATGCCAGTAAGATCTCTTTGATTTAAACTTGCAACATATGCCGAATTAATTCTGGATCCATCTTTAAAAATAATATATAATGTACCATCACCATCTGTAAAATATTTATCGAATATCATAACCTGTCCTCTTTTTTCTCCAGCTATCCATTGAAAATATCTATTATTTTCCATTTGCATTTATTTTAAATATTTAATTTTTATATTTTTAATATTTTTTATTTCTATCTTATACAATGATGAATCTTGAATATTGCTGTGCATATTCTCTTGACCATTCTGTTGTAAATCCTTCTTCTTTCCATTTAATATAATCTTTTCTAAAAGCTTCAAGAACATCTTTAAAATGTTTTTTATAATCACCCGAACTTAAAAAATCTAATCTTGCTATAGGTATAATAAATGTATGTAATGTTTCTTTTACTCTCCAACAACATGTAGGAATTCCATTATTAATATTTGGATTTGTAACAAATCCATATTCAACGTATAAAGGAAAAATCCACCCCTCCGGATTAACTTCAATTACTTTAATATCTTTAATATATGAAAAATCAAAATTATTTGGCATTTTTATTTTTCATTATTAGAATCAGTCAATTCTTCTTTTATATTACCAAATCTGGGAGACACCTTTCTTACACCCAATAAAACTGCTGATAATGAAATAAGATAAATAACATGTTGCATTACATCTATTGTGTTTGGTATTTTTAAAAAATATCCTACCATAGTTGCGGCAAATGAAGCTATTCCTACTAATCCGGCAATTACACCAATAAATCCAGAACCAGATGTTTTTCCGTTAGTATTAGTAAAAGTTTCAATAAACCTAAATTTTTTAGGATCAAATGTACTCATAAGAATATATTTTTTATTTATATATTCTTACGAGTACATAACTGATCCTAAAAATAAATTATCTAATTACATCAACAATATTTGAAACATTTATACCAATTATCTCATATTCTCCACCACCTAATTGTCTTTCAAGTTTTTTTTCTGCTTCAGATGGAGTTAAAGCATAAACAAGATAATTTTCTTTTTTATACTTAAGATTTCCTTTTTTATCTTCAAATTCATTTTTTACAGTTATTCGATAATATTGTTCCATAATTTTAAAGTTTTTAAGATTATTTTATTATTTTATTTTTTGCTAAAATTTCATCTGGTAAAATATCATCTAATCCTAATTCTGATGGTACTTTTCCACATTTTTTACAAACCAATATTTCCATTGGATATAATTCTTCTTTTCCCGTTGGAGAAATAACAGGAGAAATTTTTTTAATAATTATTGCACTTTCAAAAAGCATACTACCACATTGACATGTAACAGTTTTAAAATTTTTAATCATGTCGGTTGTAATAGATACTTTTTGAGGTGATTCAAACATTTTTTCTTTATTTAAATTTT